CACTGTGTGGTTCCTGTCCATCGGGCGGGACTCCTTGTCGGGGTGCAGTTTCCGTTCCGTATCTTGGCCATACCACAACGGCGCAACGGTGTCAACGGTGACAAGCAGGCGACACCAGACCCGCCGGGCCTGCTTGCGCGCTTTACCTAGGCGGAACGCCCGCGCGCCTGGCCGTGCCGCTGGGCTGGTCCTCCAGCGTGTCCTGCTTGTGCCCTGTTCAGCCACTTTTCTCCGTCGCACCAGAAAGTTGGTTCAGATCCGCCATACGTCAGGGGTTGCGAAGCAACGCGAAGCAACGCGAAGCAACGCGAAGCGGGCTGGGGTATGGTCTTGTGAATGAATGGCCGAGCCATACCCCAGGCTGGAGTTGCGAAGCAGTTGCTTCGCAAGAGCCTCCGTGCTGGCTGAAGGCCGAGCTTTTTTAGTCTTGTTTGAAAAAAAAAATTTTGGAACAAAAGAAGAACGCGAGTGCTGGCTCCGAGCCAGCTCGCTCGCTCTTTGAAAAAGAGCGCACTCGAGCTTGCGGTATGGCTCAAAATTTTTTCAACTCCCTCGAAAAAGAAAAGAGCTTCCCTGTCGAGCCTGCGCTTTGCGCAGAGCCTCGGATATGGTCTTTTGATTCAATCGCGGAGCCATACCGGAGTTTTCAGTATGGCGAATCTCAAGCCGCAAACTGCCGCGCCGACGAAAAGTGACAGAACAGGACACAAGTAGGCGAGGCAAGGGGAACAGCTCAGCGGCGTTGCAAGGCGCGCGATGCGTGAAGCTAGGGCGGGGTCTGGTATCGGGGTCGCGGCGTGGGGCAATGGAACGCCGGGGATGGGTCAACGGGGCAACGTCCGTGCCGTGGGTGGCGTTCATGTGCCGTCATGGGCATACACCGCCTGGTGGCAAGATGCCCCCCACACGGCCCGCGTTTCACGCATGAAAAAACCCCGCATGGCTTGCACCATGCGAGGCCTGTGTCGTTTGACTGGCGCGGGGTTCAGAAGCCCGGATCGCTTTCCCCAAGCTCCCCCAGGTCAAAGTCAAGCGCGGCAAGCTCCTGCCGTGCCTTGATATCCGCGTCAATCATACCTTGCGCAATCTTGCGCACGCGGTCGCGAACAGGCTGTTCGAAGGTAAGAAATTTTTCCCATGCCTCCTTGACCTTATCCGCTTTCTTCACACCTTTTTCAAAGGGCATCTTAGCCATGACGACCTCGGCCATGCGTTCCTCCAGCGTTGTAAGCCCCGGAACGCTTGCACGAGTTGCCGTCCATTCCCCCTCCAGCAGCCTGTCATATCGCTTGAGCATCAGGCTTTCGCCAAACTCCGCGATAGCAAGAGCACGCTCCGTTGCGAATTTGAATTTTTCCTGCTTGGAAAGCACTTTCCAGTCTGGAGCACCTTCCTTCTTTGTCGTTTCATATGTCCCGGAGGCTGCTGCGCTTGCCGCGTCCCCAACGGTTGAGGCAAGGCCATGCAGCACAAGCTCTGACAGAATGGCAGGGGAAAGCTTGGAAAGCTCCAGTTTCATATCACGCCCAGCACGCCTGAACTCAGTCACGTCGGGCAGGTTGATTTCTCTAGTAAACATTAGATGACTCCATCTTGAAAGGCAACGGCTTGCGCGAGTCGCCCGGCCCGCCAGGCACAATCGCCCGGCGTCCTTCATACGTATAACAAGGCTCGCGCATGTCAATAACTAATTTTAAAAACTTGAGCCTTATTCTGCGCAAGAATTTTCCCCCGGCACCACACAACCTGGCCACGCCGAACCACCACAATCAAAAACAGCTGACCAAACCACCACACCGCCGAGCCCCTTTCGCTGGTCGGCCACCCCTCGCGCGGCGGGGACCCCCTCCCGTAAATTTATTCAGTCAGGAACGATATGGCTCAGGTTGCGAAGGCCGCGAAGGCCGCGAAGCGGCCTCTTTCTTCGCGGTTGCGAAGCAACCTCCGATATGGCTCTCTGCCGTATTCTTCGCAAAGCGACCAGCCAGCTGGCCCAGACCGCCGCACCATTGTATGATGCGGGGCGCGGCGAAGAGATGGAGGGCGTGATGGACCTGGGGCTTGATCTGAGAGACCTTGCGAGGCCGGGGCGGAAGCCGGTGCCGATAGCCGGAAGTGTTGTGAGGGAGCTGCGCCGGGAGGACCTGGAGATGCTGGCTGCGCCGTCGGGCGAAGAGGCCCCGGTTCTGCGGAAGCTTTCGGAGCGGCATCATGCGCTTGCGCGAGCGCTGGCCTCGGGGATGAAGGAGGGCGAGTCCGCCGCGATGCTCGGCTTCTCCCTCGTTCGCGTCTCTATCCTGAAGGCCAGTCCGGCCTTCAAAGAGCTCCTCTCCGTCTACTCCGACCGGCACGACCTTGCCTTCGCTGACGCAGCGGAGCGCCTCGCCGGGCTTTCCAAGGACGCCATTCTGGAGCTCACGGAACGGCTTGAAGAGGCCCCGGAAAAGATTACCACCGGGCAGCTTGTCGAGATTGCCAAGTTTGCGGCGGACCGGAGCGGACACGGACCGACCTCGACTCAAGTCGTTTCGGTCGATCTCGGCGCTCGGCTGAAAGAGGCGCGACTGCGCGCTTCCCTCGCCCGAGGGGAAGTCATCGACGTGACCTCGACGGAAGCGGTACAGGACGAGGGTACAGGACGGGGGTACGGGGAATGAAAAAGCCGAAGCCCTATGGAAAAGGCGGGAAGAAGAAGTGAACCTCTCCGCTCAAGATCTGGAGCTCATCGAGGAGCTCGGTTCCTTCGCCTACAACCCCCGCGCCTTTGTTCAGTGGGCCTTCCCTTGGGGCGAGGCCGGGACTGAGCTCTCCAAGTACTCCGAGCCGTATCCGTGGCAGATCGAGTACCTCGAGGAACTCGGGGACCGCCTCCAGCAGCCTCGGCCTGTGCTTCTCGCCACAACCAGCGGGCACGGGACGGGTAAGAGCGCGCTCAACGGAATGGAAACCTGGGCGCTCTTCTCGACCCGCGAGGGCACTCGAGGCATCATCACCGCGAATACCGAGAACCAGCTCCGCACGAAGACCTGGGTCGAGATGGCGAAGTGGCACCGCCTCTTCATCGCCCGGCACCTCTTCAAATACACAGCCACTGCCCTCTTCTCCATCGACGAGGCCCTGGCCCGCGAGTGGCGCATCGACCTTGTCCCTTGGTCTGAGCGCAACACGGAAGCCTTTGCCGGACTGCACAACGCAGAGGGCCGCATCCTGATCCTCTTCGACGAGGCCTCCGCCATCCCTGACATTATCTGGGAGACTACCGAGGGCGCGCTGACCGACTCCGCCACCGAGATCGTCTGGTCGGTCAAGGGCAACCCGACTCGGAACTCCGGACGCTTCCGCGAGTGTTTCCCCGGAGGCCGGTTCGCACACCGCTGGTCCACGAGAGAGATCAACTCTCTGTCTGTTCCCGGCACAAACAAAGAGCAGCTCCAGGCCTGGATCGACGACTACGGCGAGGACTCCGACTTCTGCCGCATCCGTATCTTCGGAAGATTCCCTCAGCAGGATCAGAACTCCTTCATCCAGCTGGAGGCGGCACGGGCCGCTGCTCTTCGGGAGCCTGTCGCAAACGAAAACTCCGTTGTCCTCGGCGTGGACGTAGGGCGGTTCGGCGACGACCCCTCCGTAATCTACGCGCGGAAGGGCAACGACGCGAAGACTCAGCCGGTCGAGGTCCATCAAGGCCTGAACTCCACGCAGCTCTGCCAGCACATCGCTCGGGTCTTCTACTCCACCCAGGCCACTGTGATCTTTGTCGATGACGGTGGAGTCGGTGCTGCGGTTGTGGACCGGCTGGAAGTCCTCGGCCTTCCGGTCGTCCCAGTCTCCTTCGGTGCTCGCCCTGACCTCTCCAACCCGAGCGGCGCTGCTATTAAATACGCGAACAAGCGAGCGGAGATCTGGGGCACGCTTCGAGACGCCCTTCCTCGCCTTTCGATCCGGGACAAGATCGCGGACTTCTCCCTCGTCGCGGAGCTCACCGGGCCGACCTACGACTACCAGAAGAAGACCGACGCGCTGGTGCTGGAGAGCAAGGCTGCGATGAAACAGCGAGGCATCCCGTCTCCGAACGTCGCGGACGCGCTGGCTCTCACCTTCGCCTACCCCTCCTACGGAATGTCGGCAGAAACCGCAGGCTCTTCCGTCCCTGTCACCGAATACGACCCCTTCAGTTTAGAAAGGCTTTCCCTATGAGTATGCGTAGACCCAGAATGCCCGCTCCCCCTCCTCCGCCTCCCTCGCCGGCAACGGCACCCGGAGGCTCTGCGGGCTTAACCCCCGGCGCTGCCTCCGCCTCGATGTTCCGCTTTTCCGCCGCACCCGCTCTCGCAGGTTTCGCCCCGCGCAAGCAGGGCCGTCGCTCCCTGATCGGAGGCTGATATGAACTTCCCTCCCGTCCTGCGAAAGCAGCTGCAAACGCAGATCGCCTCAATGGAGAAGACCCGCGCGCCGTGGCTGACTGCATGGCGGGAGATCTCCGACTTCTATCTGCCTCGCCGCTACCCCTGGCTCCTCACAGACAAGGAGACCAGGAGCGCAGCCATTCGGAACCGCAGACTCCTCGACTCCACCTCGATCCTCGCCCTTCGTACCCTCGCCACCGGCATGATGAACGGGATCACGAGTCCCGCTCGCCCGTGGTTCCGCCTCCGACTGCTCGGCAGAATGGACGAGGAGACTCCGCACGATCAGCTGGTCTGGCTAGAGGAGGCTGCAAAACGCATGTTCCTCATCCTCGCAGAGTCCAACTTCTACGGCGCTCTGGGCATCCTCTACATCGAGTGGTGCGCCTTCGGCACTGCCTCCATGGGCATTTACGAAAACTTCGACACTGTGATTCGCTGCCGCAATTACGCCCTCGGGGAGTTCATGATCGGCACGGATCAGGACGGGAAGGTCAACCGGCACGCTCGCACCTTCGTCCTCTCCACAGAAAACCTCGTAAACAAGTTCGGCGAGGCGGCGGTGCCGCAGAAAATCCTCGACGACTACAAAGCCGGACACCCTCGCAGGTCAAACCTCGTCCGAGTCTCACACATGATCGAGCCGAACGAGCCTGACGGGCTGGTCCGGCGCAGCGCTCCCTACCGCGAGTTCTACTGGGTCGCTGGAGGCCACGCTGACGACGGGCTCCTGCTCTCCGCTCCTCTCAACGAGTACCCCACAGTCACTCCTCGTTGGGAGACCTACGGCGCTGACGAGTACGGTTCTTCCGCCTGCATGGACGCCCTGCCCGACGTGATCCAGCTCCAGCACCTCGTCAAGCGGCGTGCGCAGGCGCTGGACAAGACCATCTCCCCTCCGATGCTGGTCAACCAAATGCTGGCCAACAGGCCCAAGTCCCTTGTCGCCTCTGGCATCACCTACGTCTCCGGCCAGGACCTCAACGCAGGCGCTCGGCCTGCCTACCAAATCCAGGTCCCTTTCCAAGAGATCAACGGAGACATCCTCGCCGTCAAACGCTCAATCCAGCAGGTCCTCTTCAACGACCTCTTCCGCATGATCTCGGAGCTCGACACCGTGCGCTCGGCGACAGAAATCGACGCGAGGCGGGAGGAGAAGCTGGTCCTGCTCGGCCCGGTCCTGGAGCGCTTTGAGTCCGAAGGCCTCTCCCCCTGCATCGAGCGCATCTTCAACATCTGCCTGCGGAGTGGAGTCTTCCCTCCGCTGCCTGAGGCGCTTGCAGAGGCCGAGGTGCAAATCCAATACGTCTCAATCCTCTCCGACGCGCAGCGTGCAGTCGGCACGGTCTCCGTCGAGCGCTGGCTCCAGCTCATCGGCAACGTGGCGCAGATGGCTCCGGACGAGGCGCTGGACATTCCGGATTGGGAGTCCTTGATCCGAGACTACGGCGAGGCAATCGGCGTGAAGCAGAAGGTCATGCGGTCGAAGGAAGCTGTCGAAGAGCGCCGTGCTGCACGAGAAGAGCAGAAGGCGCAGCAGCAGGCTGTGGAAGTCGGGGGCGCTTTGACCTCCGGCGCACAGAGCCTTTCCGCGACGGACGTAGGCGGCGGGCAGAACGCCCTCGCTGCGCTATTGGGAGGCTGACATGAGCACGGTAAATCTCAACATCGTTCGAGCGACAAAGGAGGGCAATAACCAGTGCCTGACGCCCTCGGACATTCTCGAGGACGCACTGACCGACATTGCTGCTGGAGACAAGACTCCCTCCAAAGCGATGGTGCTGTTCCTCTAGGAGGACGAGCTACAGTTCTCTACAAGCTGGTACGCAGCAAATATGAAGTCCAGCGAAATGCTGGCCCTTCTCGAAATGATCAAGAGTACGCTGCTCCGCGACATGGGGCTAACCTGAGGAGAAGACAGATGGCCGAGAAGAAGAAAAGAAAGACCGCAAACCGTGACTACACTCTTGTCCGGGATGCTGCTACCGGCAAGATGAGGGATCAAACTCCTTCTGAAGCCAAGAAAGAAGCTGCAACTCGTGCCGCCGCAAAGGCTACAAAGGAGGCCACAGCTGAAAGAAACCGGAAGCGTGGGTCCGTAGGCAAAACCCTCCGAACCCTTGTCGGACGGAGCCCTCGGTGACCCGCGCTGAACAAAACCTTCTCCGCAGCTTCGAGAAGTCCGACCGAGTCCGCCTCGACTCCGCAGCACGAAAGATCGAAGCGGACTCCGACCTCCGCTTCTTTCTCGCCACGGCCCTGAGCGCTTCCGGCGCTCTGGAAAACTCCGGTATGGGCGTAAACCCTTTCTCCGTAAACGCTTTGACTACCGCACATGAATGTGGGAAAGTTGCGGCTATGCAGCAGCTTATCTCCCTCCTCTCCGAAACGGTCCCGACTTTTTACGCGGACCTCCTGAAGGAAAACCTCAATGAACGACACACCCGCGCCGCAGCCCTCGCCGGAGCAACCGGCAGCGACCTCTCTGCTCGACTCGACGACGACGAGTGAGCCTGTTGTAGAGGCAGATGCTGCCCTCGCTCCCGTCGCCGAGGTCCTCCCCCTCACTCGTGAGGACCTTACCGTGCCCGAGGGCCTGGTCGTCGACGAAGAGCACCTGACCTCATTCCTCGAGGCCCTGAACGGAGACCTCGCGCCGAAAGACCGCGCGACGGCTCTCCTCGGCCTCCACGAAAAACTCCTGACCGGCGTGGGCGAGCAGCTTAACACCGCTTGGGAAGCAACGCAGGAAGAGTGGCGGCAAGCTGCACGCGCCCTTCCTGAAATCGGCGGCGACAATCTCGACCGGACGCTCGGGCAGATCGCCAAAGTGATTGACCGCTACGGAGACAAGGACACCCGAGAGGCGTTCGCACTCACCGGCGCAGGCAATCACCCCGCAGTCATAAAGCTGATGGCTGCAATCGCCAAGGACGTAAACGAGACTGCGCCGATCTCCGGCCAGCCCGTGAACTCCGCCCCCAAATCCAGGGCCGAACGCATGTACGGCTCAAAAGAAGGAACGCAGTAAATGCTTGACGCTCGATACCCGACGCTGCTGGACATCACTCGGTCTCTTGACCCTGACGGTTCCGTAGCAGCTGTTGCCGAAATCCTGACCGAAACGAACGAGATGCTCCTCGACGTTCCTTTCATGGAGGGCAACCTCACCACCGGCCACCGCACGACCATTCGGACCGGCTTGCCTGAGCCGACCTTCCGCATGTTCTACCAGGCTGTGCAGCCCACCAAGTCCACTCGCGCTCAGGTCACCGACTCGACCGCGATGATGGAAGACTACGCGGAGATCGACGCTGCGGAAGCCGACCTCAACGGCAACACCACAGCCTTTCGCATGTCGGAAGACTACGCTCACATCGAGGGCATGTCGCAGAAGGCCCAGCAGTCCTTCATCTACGGCAACGCCTCGCTCAACCCCGAGCAGTTCAACGGACTCGCTCCGCGCTTCAACAGCCTGGCTGCGGACAACGCGGAAAACATCGTGAACGGCGGAGGCTCCGGCACCGACAATGCTTCGATCTGGCTGGTTTGCTGGGGGCCTGACACCGCCTTCGGCATCTACCCGAAGGGCTCCCAGGCCGGTCTGCAGATGAACGACAAGGGCCAGCTGACCAAGCAGAACGCTGACGGCAACGGGGGCATGTACGAGATCTACCTCACGCACTACCGGTGGGACCTCGGCCTTGTCGTGAAAGACTGGCGTTACATCGTTCGCATCGCAAACATCGACCGCAGCAACCTGACGCCGGATGCTGCCACCGGGGCGAACCTGCCTAACCTCATGTTCGAGGCCGCGGAACGCCTGCCGATGATCAAGGGCAACTGCGCCTTCTACATGGATCGGAAGATCAAGACCAAGCTCTCGCAGCAGATCGCTGCGGGCGTCAATGCCTCGACCCTCACCACCGAACAGGTTGGCGGCGTTCGCGTTACCTCCTTCGACGGTATCCCGATCCGGCGGACTGACAAGCTCGCCGTCAATGAAGCCACGGTTGTTTAAGGAGCCCTGCCATGATCATGGACAAACTTACCGCTTTTGCGCTGAAGCAAAACTTCTTCGGCACAGCGGCAACGGCGAAGATCGGGGATGCCCTCGACCTCACCGCCTTCCCGACTGACATGGGCGAGGGGTATCCCATGTACCTCGTCGTCCTCGTCACGACTGCCATGGCAGGGGGTACTGCCATGACTGTCAACCTCGTCACCGCTGCCAACGCAGCGCTTGACTCGGGGCCGGTCACGCTGCTGTCTTCCGCCGCTGTGGCGCAAGCAGCCGCCACCGCCGGAACTCAGGTGCTCGTCGTCGCCTTGCCCAAGGCCTCGTACAAGCGGTACCTCGGCGTGACCGTGACGCGAACCGGCACCTCGACGGCAGGCGCTATCTCTGCCTTCCTGACCCAAGACCCGCCGAGCTGGCGTGCCTATCCGGAGGGCCTGAACTGATGCCACGTTACAGCATCCTGACGCCGCAGTGGGACCGGTTCTCCGTGCTGCACCGGAAAGGAGCCATTCTCGAGTTCGAGGAAGGCAAGCAGCCCAAAGGCGCAAAGCTAGTGCCGGAAGAAGAGCCGGAGGAAGAGACCGAAGCGGAGGTCGTAAAGACCCCTGCCAAGTCGAAGTAACGAAAGGTCAGTCCCGTGAGCTACTCGCTAGTCAACGTCTACAACCTCGCGCTCTCCGCTTGCGGGGCTGACACCTCGATCTCCTCCCCGACCGAAAGGTCGCGGGAGGCTGATCTTTGCCAGACCTGGTACCCTTTCATTCGAGATCTTGCAGCCTCTGGTGCACCGTGGCCTTCGGTCCGGGCCTACGCCCGCCTTGCTCTCCTCACCGAGCGGGACCGCGCCGACCCCTGGCTCTCCTCCGACCCTGCCCCTACCTGGAAATACGGCTACAGCAAGCCGGAGAACCTGCTCCACCCTTACCACCTCGCCACCTTCGATCGGTTCGACTTCCTCCAAGGCCAGATCATGACGGACAACAAGGAGCCTATCCTCCACTACAACCGTAGAGAAGAGGACCCCTCGAAGTGGGACCACGGCTACTTCACCGCTGTCGTGCATCTTCTTGCAGCTCGGATTGCTCGACCCCTGACCGGCACTGCTCGGGTCGTACAAGAGAACTTCGAGATTGCGGAAACGCAGCGAATGTCAGTCCTGTCCGCCTTTGTCAACGGTGTTGATACTCAGGTTGACGCGCTGCCCGACTGGCTCCAGGCTCGAGGCACAGACATTGCCACGCCTGTCAAATTTATCTACCCCTTCCAGACCTTCTTCCTGGAGAGCGTCTGATGACAAACCCTTTTGAAACCTACGCCTTTACCGCAGGGGTTCTTTCCCCCTCCTTCTACGGCAGGGTTGATCTGGACAAGTACGACCTCGGAGTCGCAATCGCAGACAACTTCTTCGTGAACTACCGAGGGAGCTTGCAGACTCGTGCAGGCACCGCGTTCGTGCTGCAGGTGCCAAGCAAGTTCCGCATCTTCGAGTTCAAGCTGACCCGGCTTCAGTCCTCCATCCTCGTAATCGTAAGGGCAGGTGAAATCCGCTTCGTGCAGGCCGGGGCCTATCTTGTGACAGGCGATCCTGCAGCCGTGCTGACTGTCGCGGCGCCTTGGACCGAAGCGGACCTTCCCCTTCTCCAGGCCAAGCAGGAACGGAACTATCTGATCCTCACACACCCCGGACACAAGCGGAGGCAGCTCCGGCTCAACACGACAACAGGCGTTTGGACGCTGATTACGCTGAAAGCCGGTGTTACCCTTGAAGCACCCGAAAACAGCAGTGACCCTGACGACGAGGGG